AACAATGGGATTTGAATGGCGACCCAGTTGATAGGCTTGCTGGGTTTGTCGAATTGGCTTGGCGTACTGCTGATTTGAGTTTGGAGAAGGCCGGGCTATGAGCGGATGTCTCCCAATGGCCCTATTCGGGTTCCTAGGCCTCATCATCGCTGGACCTATCGGATTGATCGTTGGCGTGATTGTCGGTGGGTTTTGTGGTTTGGCTGGTAAGCGGTGAAGGGGATTAGGTATGAACATGGTAGAGATTGTCGCGCGTGCTCTTTGGGAAGAGCGTCGCGCTGATCCAGAGCAATATTTGCCTGTCTGGAAAATTCTTGAGCCTGATGAGAAAAAGGAATGGTTGGCAACTAGTCGCCTGGTTCTCCTAGCAATACGGGATAACGTAACGCCATGGATGGTAGCGACAGGAGAGGGCTATAGTGATTTCATTCTTCCTGCTGTGCTCGGCAATAATTCAGAGAACAGAAAGCGCGAAATGAAAATGGCATTTTGCGCCATGCTGGATCAGGCCTTAAAGGAGATTGAGGCATGAACGATAGCGGAGAACGTGAAATCGGCTGCAACGCGCTTATAGCGATTGCCGGCATATGCTTTACGATTTTGATGGTGGCGCAGATTATTTTTCATTGACACCACAAAACGCCAAGCTAAGATAGCCACACAAACACGGAGGATGACAATGACCTACATCGTTTACGAGTTAGTCGGCGGACGCGGCTACACCCTCTATCGCGGCAGTCATGGGGAGTGCTTGGATTACATGCGGGACAATAAGGGTGCGCGGGGTGGGTCGGTGCATATTCGTGGGAGTGTTAAGTGATGGGTATCAAGCGTGATCCGAGCAAATTTAAAACCCTTGATAGCTGGCTTGACGAAGAAAATATCCGCGAAGAAGTAACTGCTACGGCGAAGGCTATTATCGGGCTTGCAGTAGAGCAAAAGCAAGGGCGCGGTAAACGTTCCGATAAAGCTACCCCGCCTATCACAGATCATGCCGCCATCACCAAAGCCAAAGGTGAAGCATGACACCCCAAACAATCAACGAAGCAACCGAACTCCTGATCGCCATTACGATGGATGATGATGGTGTGTCGCGGGAGGTGGCTATTGCACGTTTGTTTGGTGTGGCGGCGGTTGGGGTGATGTGTGATGGACGCTGACCGCCGCAAATTCATTCAAGACCTCTATATCCGCGCATGCCGTGACAGCGGTTGGCAAATAGAGTTTACGCAGGCTGCGTGCTTAGCTGCAAGGGTTGGCGGATTTCATGCCATGGATGTCTGGACCGCCATGCCGTCAATGACGGTTATGGGACAGATTGCGCGTGGCGAACATCTGGCTTGTAAGCTTCCACAATGACCGACGACCAACTCCGCAGCATTATCCACACCGCAACCCATGCCACGCTACCGCTAATGCGAGATGTTCAGCAACGCGCTAGGATGCAGGTTGAAATTGCGGAGTTCGTTATCGGCGCGATACGGGCCTATGAAGCTGGCGAAGCCGGGTATGGCGGAATGTATTTTCATCGGGATGTAAAATAGTTGTTGACGACCGTGTTTTGATGGCCTAGTAATAGGTCATCGAGACGCTAACGGAGTAAATGGAATGTTGAACGCACCGCTTCCCGCAAACTATAACAACGGCAAACCTATTACTAACAAGCAATACTTCTTGCAGGGCTGGAACGCCGCTAATGCTGGTATCGCTCGCGAAGATTGCCCCTATTATCCGTCATCGACGGCAGAAAAGCAGTGGCTTAAGGGTCATGCTTCATAATAATGCCTAGCTGACAGACCCCGCCTTTTAGTCGTCTAGCCAGCCGGAGAAATTGTAGGTTGATTGATTAGCAATAGGCCAAAAAGCCATTGCAATAGCATCTGCCAAGTTCGGACTTCTTGCTCCATCCGGCTGCTTATCCACCAAAACTTTGCCAGTCCCGCTATGCTTTTGCTGTGGCTGGCTTAGTTCGTCTTGTATCTGTGCAAGATGCGGCAAAGATTTAGGTAAGCTAATCAGCATATCTGCATCATATGGCCTACCTTTTGACGCCTTGTAAGCATTTTCAAAACGTTTGCGCAGCCCGAACCATGCTTGCGCTTTCAAATTGGCATATTGATCGCGATTGCGCGGGCTATTTTCGTCATGCGGGTCAATTCTAGCCTCCGGATCAAGCACAGCCATACCGCCGTTCCATGGTAGCAGCGAAACACCCGCAGGAGCCTCGCCACGGCGTCCCATAGAGGCCCATTCGCCCGTTACGCCTTCTCCTACGCCAACAACGTCGTAATAGCCTTCTGTGACCGCTCTGGCGGTCATATTCCGTATGGCGCGATGTGTAGTAAGGGATGTGTCCAAGCCGTTCCACTTATCAATGAATTGCAATTCAATGCCATGTCGAATGGCTTGTGCGTTTTCGTCGCCGCCTTCCTCTGCGCCAGCTACGTCCAAAGCCGAGTAGCGCTTGCCCTCAACTTCTATGCCAAGCTTTTCGGCAAGCCCTATCGCGGCATCAATCCATTGTGCAGGAATAACGACTTTGCTGCCAAGGTTTTCGTATGCGCCCAACCAAACGTGCGCGTAATCATCCTCTGACAATTCACGCGCTGCGTTGGCTTCATCCAACATAACTTTAGGCAAAAATGGATTGTCTTTGTAGTTAGCATGGATCAAAACGGCGCGATCCGTATCGCTCCACGGTATCAGTTTCTCAACCGGATCGGCGCGTCGTCTAGGGTTCCAGCTAAACCAAAGTTGTGACCCCTCGGCGCGGATCGTTGGCACCAATAGCTTAATAGACCGCTCGGACAGCGATGACGCTTCCTCCGCCCATGCAATATCTACGCCTTCAAAACCTTTAGCGCTTTCGGCGTTGTGCGATTGCATACCGATAAATGAGAACGCGCCGTTGCCTGGGCCGCGTATTTCGTCGCGCAGCACCTCAAACATATGTCCGACGCCAAGCGCTTGTATCTTGTCCTCAATAAGTTTCTTAGCGCTTTCCTTAAGGCTCTTTTGCGTCTCGCGAACACAAAGCACGCGAAGGCCTGGGCGTGCTATGGCTTCCTCTACCAGCCGCTCCGCCATGAAATGTGACTTGCCACTGGCTCGCCCGCCCTTGCTGCCGTAGTAACGTTTTCCAGGTACTAGCAGTGGTGCAAATACGCGGGGCGTGGCGATCTCTAGGACGCCGTTGGCGTCAACCGGCATCTACGATGCGACGCTGCACCATGCGGATAGGCGCGTCTCCCTCATCGCCACCGATAAGCGCAACCTTCTCGCCATAGGACTTCGGGTTGCGCTTCCCAGCCTCCCACTTGAGCGCGTCCATAATGACGCGGGCGGCGGCGGGGTCTAGCGTACCTTCCTCAACCTTGCGGCGCACCTCGCGCATTTCATCTGCCGTTGTGTGACCTTGGTCGAGCCTAGCGCGCGCGTAGTTGTTAGAAAATTCTGTATGCTCTCGCAGCCACTTATAAATCGTGGTGCGCGATGGCATCCCCTCATCGCGACAAATAGCCGCTACGCCTTCATCATCCGCCACACGCACGCAAAACGCATCGCCTATTTCTTTGGTGTAATCAGTAGGGCGGCCAACATCAGCCATTAGCTGCAATCCTTGATTTTACTTTTACCAAACTATCGGAATACCAAGCGTAGAAATTTTCAGGCGATCCAAATACAGAATTAACAGCACTTATTGCTTGATCTCTTGCAGTATTAATCCAAACATCATACGACTTTTTAGTCATAATCAAAGTGTCAATTCTACGCTCTGCTGATACTAGCGTAGAAACACTACCACTTCTAATGTTTGTTAACTCATAATCTCGTAATATTTCAATAAGATCAGCTTCACACGCTAAAGCATCATTTTCTTTCATGCCATCAGCAAAAATTACTTCTCCGACCTTTTCACCATCCATGGAAATTTCACGAATAACGAAATCCTTGGCTCCGTTTGAATGTCTGCCCGCAATAGCGCCATTTACATGACCTTTAATGCGATTATTCGTGCCTTTCCCGACGTAAAAGATTTTGTCGGTGCGAGGATCAATCAGGAAATAAACATAAAACGCCTTGCGCGAATTGGGCCATTCATACCCAGCCCGGATAGCCGCCTGCGTTGCGTTCAAGTCAACGAGATATTCCGCTACAAAGCGTTGCTGTTTATCGGTTAAAGCCATGCCTATCAGATACTCTTTGCTAACGTGAGGGGCAAGGGGTTAGGCGGCTCTTACTTTGCCTTTGCCATATGGCTTCGAATGGCTTTCAACCTACGTTCAACATATTCAGCTTGCTCCGAACAAGCCATTTCGCAAACCAACATATCCATGTCGGTTGATGGCCAATCGTTTTCCACAATCATTTTCAATCTCCTAAGGGGTACACCCATGATCGCAGCCATCCATTCAATGTCGTTCCTGAAAACGATCCTTAACGCCATTCGAATGTGACGATTTCCTTCGTCTATCACTTCGCAATCTCCCCGACGCGGTAAACCCGAACGCCGCCATCCTCCTGTCGCGTGCGGTAGTTTCCGCTTTCCCAATGGTATCGAGCAAGATTGGCCAAATTGCTCTGGGTCTTATCCCTCGACCAGCCATCGCGATACGGCGCGAGGAAACTTTCGCCCACTGCAACTGCCCGCCAAGGCAACTGGCTGGAACGCCCG